GGGAACTCAAGCCACGGGCACCGCTGGCTGGATCGGTTTCTACGATTCGTCCATCTGTATGTGGATTTCCACGGGAACCACGGCCACGGGAAACACGACTGGATCGTTTGTGTTCTTTCCTGAATCGGGCGGCTTGAAGGCCATTCCGACTACGTCCGCAGTTCTCCAAGCGACGGCGGTCATCGGGAACTCGGGCACGCCTGTCGTTTCGACGCTGGCCAACCTCCAGTTCTACGTAACGGCGCTTACTGGGACCGCTGATGCGACCTCAATTGCCAACGTCAATCTCCAGATTGAAGCGATGGCGTAACCGCTTGACATCGTTGAGTTTTAGTGGTATACTACTAAAATGACCAACGAAATAATGAAGGCTTGCAGAGTTTGTAACACCGAGTTGCCTCTCGACGTGTTCCCGAGGAATCGAAAAAGCAAAGACGGGCATACAAGCGTCTGCAAGCCTTGCGTTAAAAACCGAGACAAAGAGCAAATCCCGCAACGACGTGAGCGGGATATTCCAGCACCAGACCAGCGTCGCGTATGTTCGCAGTGCGGCCACGAGGGTTTGCTGGTTGAGGACTACTACAAAAACGAACGCTGTGAGTTCGGATATTTCCTGCGCTGTAAAAAGTGTGTTCTAACGGCCAACAAAAAGTGGGTAGAAAAGAATCCCGACTACAACCGCGAAAATATGCGGGAATGGCGCGCCGAAAATCCTGAACGTAACGCCGAGATAAATCGAACTTCACGGGATCGTAATCGGAAGAAAGGTTACCTTCGGGAGTGGTACCTTAACCGTACATACGGCTTGACACGGGAACAGTATGACGCGATGGCCGCCGAGCAAGGCAACCGTTGCTTCTTGTGCTCGTCTTGTGCTGAAGATAATCCTCGCGGAATGCTCTACGTTGACCACGATCATGCGACCGGGAAAGTTCGCAAATTGCTGTGCATGAGTTGCAATACTGCCATCGGCCATTTCCGTGACGACTTCGCGCTGATGGTTAAAGCCTCTTTGTACTTGCAGGAGATTCCCATCTACAGCGGGTTTCACGTAGTCGTTCCACAACTGACACCGACGCCCGAGCGCAATCAAGAAATTTGCGTATTCCCTGAGTACGTAGCGGCCCGAGCCGCACAAGGATAAATATGAGTTCACCGCTGTCCAAGAAAGAAAAAGAAACCAAAGGCAAGAAGCACAAGCACAAATTGCAAATTCACATTCGGGAGTCTGATAGCGGCGGGTTCCGCGCCGACCATTCCCACGTGCCACACCCCGAAGACGATTCGCCTGTGCCCGCGCCAGAAGAACACAATCTCCCAGACTCAGATGCTCTGGCCGATCACGTGCAGCAAGCCTATGCTCCGCAGCCTGACGAGCCGGAAGAAGGACAAGCCCCGCCGACTGGTCCTAGTCCGCAGCCTACTCCAGCGCAAGGCCAAGTCTAAGGTTGACTTCGGTTGACATTCGTGGTACGATACCGAAATGTCCATTCAACCAGACACGTACACGGAGAAGTTAGCACAGCAGTTAGCGGCCAAAGTCGTGGGACAAGACGCGGCTATTGAGCAAGTAGTAAATGCTATTGTTCGCTGGCGGGCCGGGCTCGCCGGAATCGACCGACCCGTAGCAGCGTTTCTGATGATGGGCCAAACCGGATGTGGCAAAACGCTTTTAGCCGAATCGTTGGCCGAAGTCATGCACGGCGACGCCCGTATGATGATTAAGATTCACTGTGCTGAATATAAGCACAGCCATGAATGCGCCCGGCTGATCGGCGCGCCACCCGGATACATCGGACACAAAGAAACGCAACCGAGGCTGAGTTCGCGCCGAATTCAGGAAGCGCAGACCAAGAACTGCCCGCTGGTCATAATCCTGCTGGACGAAATCGAAAAAGCCCATCCCGATTTCTGGGATATTTTCTTGGGTATCCTGGACAAAGGCGAACTGCATTTAGGTGATGGCGGCTCGACGGATTTACGGCAGTCGATTATTCTGATGAGTTCGAACGTCGGTGCCCGCGAAGCGTCGCAGTCGGCTGGCTTTCTGATTGACCGAAAAAAGACAGCGGCCAGCGCGGCTAAAAAGTTGTTCAGCCCTGAATTCCGCAACCGCTTGACAACTGAAATCGTATTCAACACTTTGTCCGCAGAACAGCTTCGGGCAATTGCAGACCTTGAATTGCAGCGGTCAGCCGCACGTGTTTTTACAGCCAAAGGGGTTCTGGTCGAGTTCCGAGAAGATGTTACCGACTTGATTTTGAAAGACCTCGACCAAGATTTCGGTGCTCGGCCCATCCGTCGCGCCATCGAAAACCTGATCGAACTTCCGCTGGCAAAGCACTTGATTAACACGCAGCTTATGCCCGGCGACAGTGTTGAACTTGAAGTCAAGAACGGCGAAATAAAAATTTTCAGACAGCGACCAGCCAAGGCCGCGAAAGGATCAGCGTAGTGGCGAAGCAAAAAGCGAAAACCGTAAACCTCGGAAGCAAAGGCTCGTTTAAGATCAAGCGCCCCGGCGCGTTTACCGCCAAAGCGAAAGCGGCGGGTATGTCCGTTCAAGAAGCCGCGCATGCGTGGAAACACGAACCGGGTCTTCGCGGCGACCAAGCCCGAGCCGCGTTAGGTTTTGCCGCGATGAAGCACTAGTTCGTTTAAACAGACTTTCCGCCCCGCCAGCAGTAAGATTTTCCTTGCCCGCTATACCCCCGCCAAATGACATTCGCAGAACTGGTAGACAAATACCAGACCGCTCCAGCTATCCCCGACGAAGAACTATACGACATGATGGTTTCGTTTCGGGACTATCTCGTAGCGCAATACCGTGCAGGAGTCAAGCTGGCGGACCAACCCTACGGCCAAGAAATACGTCGTCGGACTGAGCAAGATTTATTCTGGGCGTGCCGCTATTTTACTTGGAACACAAACCCAGCGGGCGTAGATAAGCCTGTAGTAGACAACGGCATTACCCGCGAGACCCACGGCGAAGTTTGCGACTTCTTTGTTAAGAAAGACAAATCAAAGAAAATCCGCGACCAAGACGTGTTCAAGAATCGCATCTTGTTGTTTCCCCGAGGGTCACTGAAGACCACAGTGGACATTGTGGACGCAGTCCAGTGGATTCTAAACTTTCCCGAGATTCGAATTCTGATCCTGACAGCCGCCGACGATTTGGCCTACGGTGTCGTTTCAGAAATCAAAGGTCACTTCTTAATCTACGAAGAACCGTCGTGGATGAATTTGTTTTTCCCCGAGTTCTGCGTAACCGACAAGACTGCGTCCAAAGGTTCTGAAGGCTGGTTCGTTTGCCCAGTGTGGGCCGCCAAAGGCTTAGAGCGCAAAGAGCCTACGGTGTTAGCGGCCACGGTTTTGGAAGCCTTGGCCGGATTGCACTTTGAAGTCGGCAAGCTGGACGACGCGGTCAGCAACACCAACTCGAATACAGAAGAACTTTGTAAGAAGCTGACCAACCGAGTCGATTTGCACCGCAAGATGATTATGCGGTGGGGTTATTGGGACAAAATCGGAACCCGCTACCAAGAATACGACGACTACGGAACTGAGCTTGCCCGCTTGGAACGTTACAAAGCGAAGCTGAGCCAAATCCGACCGGGTCTTGAAGGTCTCATAGACGACAAGACTAAAACGAAGGTTTTGGTTGGCCGAGCCGTCTTAATCAAAAAAGAAACCGAAGCCGCGCTGGTCGCGGAAGGCAAAGAACTTTCATACGAAGAAGCGGGTGAAGACGGCTGCTACATTTTGCTGCCCCACCTGATTTCGTTCCAAGAATTTCTAGTTGATTACGACAAGAACCCGCTAGATACCGAAGGTCAGCTTAACCAGAATCCGACCCCGCCGTTTGAATCGGATTTCACGCACCAGATGATGCTTCAGGCTACGGTGCCTGCGTTAGATTTACCAGAACTCGGGCCGATCACGTTGTTCTGGGACTTGGCGTCAAAGAACAAAAAGCAAAGTGATTTCTCGGTATGTACAGCGGTGTTGTGGGACGCCGTTAAAGGCACTGGGTATCTGGTTGACTACACCAAGCAGAAATATTCTCCGACCGAATTAGCCCGCGCCATCGTGAATTCGATCCGCGACCACATGCCGCTAAAAGTTGGGATTGAAGACGTAGGGTTTTCCAGCCACATTCAGTACGCTATCAACGACATCGCGTTTAAGATGTCTCGGCAGGATAAGAACCCTCGCATATTTGAAATCGCGCAGGCAATCGAGTGGGTTCCGACTAAGAACAACAAAGACGAGAAAGACAACCGCATTAAGTCTTTGCACCCTGAATTCGTCTTTGGCCGCATGAAATTTAGCGCGTCTTGCCCGATGCTCGAAGAACTGTATGTTGATTTCGAGCGCTTCCCTCACCGAAAGCACGATGACGGCCCGGATTCTTTAGCGTACCAATTGCGGTATAGACCTGTAGGATTGGCTGCCTCCGCTGCCGGGGACGTAATCCATTTTTCGTACCGCGACAAACTTTTGAATTGGGCCCGCCGCGATATTTTCGAACCTGATATTCAGGACTACATGAAGCTACCTGAATTGGTTCCGGTTGAACTAAAACGAGAAGAACACAACACTACGCCTGACGGTCTTGAAAACATCTTAGGCTCGTGGTGGACTGGATAAAATATGAAGAAGCCGTACACGGGCCGCGACAAGCAGACTAGCGAAGCTACAGCCCCGCCGCGAGTCCAAGAAAAAATGCCGATGACTACGGGCATGACCAACTTCGGTGAAGACACGTTGTGTCCGCGAGATTACGAAGCCAAAATCATGACGGTTAGCGACCCCGACGTTACGGTCAAGGAACTTCCTGGCTGGAACTTCACTACGGGCGCTCTTGGTGGCGGTCGCTAGTCCGTTTAAACGGAAAAACTTTTGGCCAATATTCCACAGCCCAGTTTCGCGGCGGGGACTCCGATTCCTGCCGACGCCGTCGTTCACGCCGCCAAAACTGGCGGCTACACCGATGAAAACGCGCTACGTCTCGTCGTGCAGACCGTGGACTACGCCGAAGGGCATCAGACGTACAAAGACTGGGCTAATCAGTGGGCTACGTCGTTGCGTATGTATCAATCGCAGGCAACGGTAGCTAACTGGGGGAACAATCAAGCGCGAAACAACTTCCCAATGTTCGTGGTCGCGAACGCCGTTAATACGTTCGTGCCGCAGATCATGGACGGGCTGTTCGCCGATAACCCGCCGTTTTTGGTCAACCCGCGCCCCGGAACCAAATACCAAGTTTCGCAAGCTGTGTCCGCCGTGTTGTCGTACCAGATCAAAGAGGATTTGGATTTCCGAAACCAGATGGAAATGTTTGCCCGCAACGTTGCGTTGTTCGGGACTGGCATTGCCGAATGGGGCTGGGAAGACCGCGACGAAATCCGAACTCGGTACAAGCGCCGGGATACTTCTGTTCGCAAAACCGATGAATTCGGAAGCGAAGTCGTTTTTGAAAACCAAGATGATCCGGGCGGGTTAGAACCCGAAGAATACGAATACCACGTCAGCCGTCCTACGTTTGAGAATATCTATAATCTCAAACAGATCATCGTAGATCCGACGCTAGCTGTTCCCGATATCCGCAAAGCGAAATTCGTTGCTAAGCGGAAATACATGAACTGGGAGCAACTCGAAGAACTGCGCGATGACGAAACCTACGATCTCCCTTCGAAAGATGAGTTGATTTCGTGGTTTCTGCCGCCCAATCCCGAGCCGACACTGACCGCGTCAGAAGAAAACTATCCGCTCGGACCCGCACTGGATTTGCGCGCCGACCCTCGTTGGATACAGGCTTCGGCTGATGCGTTGTCCAAGCCTCTCGAAGTTCTTGAATATTGGACCAAAAAGTTCTGCGTAACGCTGATAATCCTTACGGCGTGCTGCCGTTTTTGTCTTGCAATTTAGTCAATGTGCCTGGAGCCTTCTGGGGCATGGGCATGGGAAAAATGGTCGGGCCAGAACAGCGGCTACAGCAAGGCATTATCAACATGTGGCTGGATCAGGTCGTATTGGCCATTGTCCCGATGTTTTTGTCGCCCAAAGGCGAGAACGTGGTCACCCAGGATATTGTATCACGTCCTGGTGGTATCGTTCGCGTTGACGATCCTGAAAAGTTTAAGCCGTTCCCTAAGCCGGAACCCGTTACCGACGCGGCTATCCAGATTTCAATGTCGCAGGCTCGTGTCGAACAAACCACGGGCAACTCGAACAGCAGTTTAGCGGGCGCTACCGACACCAGTGTAGCTCGTACAGCAGCGGGCGTTCATCTCGCAGCTAGCGGCCCGCAGATCACAATTTCGAAGCATTTGGACGACATATCCGAGCAAGTCTTCATTCCGTTCTTAGAACACCTGACGGAACTCAACCGTTTGATGCCTGAAGTCGTCTGGAAGCGGATTCTGGAAGAATCTGCGATGTCTCCCGACCCGAGCGCCGCTAAACCCGTAACTCCTGAGTTCGAAGATTTAGTAAATGCTGGCGTAAAGTTTGACATGCTGGCGGGGTCCAAGATGCGGCAGAAGCAGGCAATGGCTCAATCGTTGCCCGTGATGTCCCAAACGTTGCTTCAGAAGCAAGTCATTGACGGATTGACAATCCAGAACAAAACTATCGACTTCTACGAGTTCGTAGGCATGTGGTTCACGATTTCTGGTTGGCCGAACAAGCATTCTTTGGTTCGCGACATGACGCCTGAAGAAGTTCAGAAGGCACAGCAAAATTCGCCGATGGCGCTGGCTCAACTCAGATTGCAAGCCGTGTTAGCACAAAAACAGCAAGATTTCCAGAACAAGAGTCAGTTACTGGATCAGAACCAAACGGCGATTGCTGCCCGCGAACAAATGAAGTTGGCGACCAAAGCGGAGCACGACGAAAACGCCAAGAATTTAGACGAAGCTCGTAATCAGGTTTTCCGTCAAGACTTTGAACACACATCGCAGCCGTTCTCGTCAAACGGCTTGCCAAATCCAGACCTCAAGGGCTTCGGGGGGCCAAACACTTAATGCCTGATTTCACTTCGTATGTCAACTACGCTACTGGGATTTTCACCGCCGCGAGTCTTATTGCGACTCTATTGATAACCCGCGTATTGCCGCCTGCCGATGACTCGAAAGAAGGCATCCCCGGTAAGGGCTATGCCGTGTTTTACGGGATCGTTCACCGCCTCAGTTTGTCCAAGAAAGCCGCGCCGGATGCTGGATAAATTCTTGGTGTCCGCCAAGATCGGATTCTGGACGGCTCTGATTGTCGTGGTGCTCCAGACAGGTATCGTGCTTACGCACGCTAGCGAGTCCATGCGGGACACCGCCGACAATTTCGATAAGCACTTGGGGAACTTAGAACTCATTGCCCAGGTCACATCGGTCAATCTTACCAGCGTTGCCGAACGTCGCTTGCGAGATACTAACGACGTTTTGAACGCTAATTTGAAGTTGGCGATTTTTGGGATGAACTCTCGGCTGGTTGACACAAACAACGTTTTGGCGCAAAGCGTAGTTATGGCGTCGGATCACCTAGTCAACACCGAGGCTATTTTCGCAAAAAGTTTAGATCGCGCTAACGACTCAATCAAAATCGTGGCCGACAACACATCCAAAGTCAGCAAAGACGTAACTCGGGTTAGCTTGCCGCTAGCATCCTTGGCCGAGCAAGTCAATACAGCGGCCCCAGAATTTTTGAACTGCGATCCGTCCCCGGCGCACCCTGTCGGGAACGCACACTGTATCCCAGTGGTTTATACGGGGATCGCACACGATATACATCAGTTTACCTTTGACGCATCCGGTTACGTTCACCACTTCACGAATCCGCCGCCACGTTCGTTTAAACAGAAACTTCTTGACGGCACAGTTGGCCTAATTGTCCCGACCGCCAAAGTGTACGGGGCCTTGAGATAAATGAAAAAACTTCTTTTGTTGTCCGCGATTCTGCTTTTGAGTACGTTTAACCGAACTCTGTCTGCCCAGAGTGGTGCTGCGAATCTCGTGGCTGCTAACGCCGCGTGCGTTCAGTCGCCCGCTGCTAGCCAGAACTGCTTGAACTTGCCCGTCGTCAACGGCCAAGCCACTGTCCGCATTACGTTGACAGGCACGTGGTCGGCTGATGTCAATTTCGAAGCCGTAGGCCAGCCGGGGGTTTTTAACACTCTTAGCTGCCGACCTTACGGAAGCACCACAGCATTTGTGACCCATACGACCGCCAACGGTACGTGGATTTGCACAATTTCTGCCGCTACATCCGTCCAAGTCCGAATTGATACCTCCAACTTTACGAGTGGAACCGTTGTCGTAAACATGGGCATCTCAACGGCTACAGCGAACGCGGGCGCTCAAGGTACGACTGGTGCGACAGGCCCGACTGGTCCCACGGGCCCGACTGGTGCAACTGGGGCCACCGGAAACAACGGAACTAACGCTGTGGCGGGTTCCGATACTCAGGTTCAATTCAACGATAGCGGAAGTTTCGGGGCGAGCGCCAACCTTACGTTTAATAAGACAAGCGGATTGTTCGGCGTTCCTAAACTCTTATCGACAAGTAACCTCTCGAACGGAGCCTACATATTCAGAGAACTGCGTCCTTACGATTATCCCAGTTCTCCCGCTTGGCTTGAAAGCATCACTGCCAACTCGTCGGCGGGTTCGACTACCCCAGACCACGTTTACACGGCTGGGTGGAATCTGTACAACTCCGGTTGTGTTTCTTCCAGCTTCCCTGGATGGGGTTTGTCAATGGAGCGCATCTGGCATCCAGGTGGCTCAGGAGATGCGGGCATTGCGTCGATTGCGATAAACGCTGGTGGCACGGGATACACCGTTGGGGATTACGTTGTCGTAGTCCAAGGTGGAAGCTCGCAAAACGGAATCATGAAAGTCACGAGCGTCAGTGCGGGCGTTGTGACTGGATTCAATGTTTATCAGGCAGGCGCTGGATACGCGGTCGCGAACGGACTTGCAACGTTGCCCGCGACTCAGGCGAATTCGGGACGCTACAATCTTCAAACAGGCTCAGGTACAGGACTTACGTTCGACATTGCAGCGATTGGCGCTCCGACCGATGGCGGGCTGGAGAGTTACTTCGCATATTGCAACGCGGGCGGTGGGTACGGATCAAGACCGCTTAACTTTGAAGTTAATTTCGCCACCAATCAGGCGGCGGTAAGCTTTCTTGCAAACTCCGTTATATTTCTAACAGAAGACAACTTGGCGGGTGCGTCGTTTAATACG